TTTCTATTATATAGTATAGAATTGAATAATCAATCTTTTTCAATTATGGATAAACGAATAAATAATGGTGGTGCTAGAAAAGGTGCAGGGCGTAAGTCTAAGGCAGCAGAACAAAAGTTAATAGAGAATTTAACACCTATGAATGAAATGGCTTTAAAGTCATTAGAGAAAGGATTAGAAAAGAAAGAACAATGGGCGGTTAAGTTATTCTTTGAATACTTTTATGGTAAACCACAGCAAAGGGTTGATGTTACAACTAATGATGATAGTATCAATATGCCTTTGATAAACTTTGTAAAAACTGAATCTTAACGAAAAATATAATCCTTTATTTGAATCTGATGCTCGTTACTTTATAATAACAGGTGGTAGAGGTTCTGGAAAGTCATTTGCTGTAACTGTGTTTCTTACGTTGCTTACAATGTCAAAAAACATACGTATATTGTTTACAAGATACACAATGGTATCAGCACACTTGTCTATTATTCCTGAGTTCTTAGAAAAGATAAGCCTACTTGGTTTTGACAATATCTTTAGCGTAAATAAATCGGAAGTAGTAAACTTAGGCAACAAATCAGACATACTGTTTAGGGGTATAAAGACATCAGCAGGCAATCAGACAGCAAGCCTAAAATCATTACAAGGTATAAGCTGCTGGGTGTTAGATGAAGCTGAGGAATTGGTTGATGAGGATATATTCGATACTATTGATTTAAGTATTAGAGAGAAAGATGTGCAGAACAGAATCATACTTATATTAAACCCAGTCACTAAAGAGCATTGGATATACAATAGATTCTTTCAAGACAAAGGCGTAGAAGCTGGTTTTAATGGCGTTAAAGACAATGTGTGCTACATACACAGTACATACCTAGACAACAAAGAAAACCTGTCAGACAGCTTTATACAGCGTGTAGAAACAATTAAGCATAGAAACTTTAAAAAATACCAACATAGAATACTTGGCTCTTGGCTTGATCGAGCAGATGGCGTAGTGTTTACTAATTGGACATTTGGAGAATTTAATCCTGATGGCTTACAAACATCTTGTGGTATGGACTTTGGTTTTAGCATTGATCCAGATAGCTTAACAGAAGTTGCTATTGATAAGTCAAAGCGTAAGCTATATTTAAAAGAGCATATCTATCAGAATGGATTAAAATCTAATCAACTTGCTGAGATTATATTAAGCAAAGTAGGCAATAAGTTAATCATTGCTGATTCGGCAGAGCCAAGATTGATTGCAGATTTAAAGCATTTAGGCGTAAACATAAAGCCAGTTAAAAAAGGAACTATTGAAAGTGGCGTAACAAGAATGCAAGATTATGAATTAGTAGTTAGTCCAGAATCAACAAACATAGCTAAAGAATTAAACAACTATGTGTACGCAGACAAAGGATCAAAACTCTATGTAGATAATTATAATCACGCTATTGATGGCGTAAGATACAATGTTATTTACCACTTAGATAATCCAAATGCAGGAAGGTATTTTGTACAGTAAACTAAATTATTAACTTTTCTATTATATATTAGATGAAGGTAAAGATTAAGAAGAAGGGCAAAACAAAGCAGTTTAAATTAATTAGTAAATGGAGTGATGTCACTCTTGAAAAGTGGTTAAAGCTAATTGATTATAATAATGGCACAAAGAGTAGTGAAGCATTAAATACAATTGCAGAACTTTCTAATATTCCTAAGAAGCTAATAAAGGAATTAGAATTGAAAGATATAGCGGCAATTATGAGTGCTGTGTCAGAACTGCAAAAGAAACAAGATAGTTCTTTAAAAAAGATAATTGAAATAAAAGGTAAAAAATATGGGTTTCATCCTAATTTAGAGGAGATAACTCTTGGGGAGTGGAGTGACTTAGAGACAATGTTTACAAAAGGAATAGAAAACCATATGCCAGAAATAATGTCAATACTGTATAGACCTGTAACAGATGAAACAGCAAACGGAATTTATACTATTGCAGCATATGATGGCAATATTTCTATACGAGCCGAACAGATGAAAAAGATGTCAGCAGAACAAGTGCAAAGTGCGCTGGTTTTTTTTTATCATTTAGGGAACGAATTGTCAATGATTTTGCCATCATATTTGATGGATCGCATGAAGGAAATGAAACTGCAGTTGCAACAGAATCATTTGCTGAAAAATGGGGGTACTTCGGAATAATGTATAGATTGTGCAATGCAGATATTTCAAAATTAGAACAAATAACAAAACTTAACTTGTTAGAGGCGTTTACTTGGTTAAGTTATGAGACAGATTTAAACTCACAAAATAAAGTAAAACATGGCAGTCAACAATAAGACATACAATAACGTAACTAATACTTTAATTAGATTAGCACAGTATCATGATCAAATATCTACTGTTTCTGTTGGAGATATATTTGACATCAACTTAGAGAAAATGGAAAAGTTCCCATTATTACACATCAACCCAGTAAATGTAACAACAGGAGATTCTGAGTTAGTGTATAACTATCAGATATTCATTATGGATATGGTAAGTGAGAAAAGCGACTGGCAAACTAAACAGCATGCTGATTTGACTAAGTTAGTTGATATGAAAAACAATGAGCAAGAAGTATTTAATCAATGTTTAGAAATATGCACAGATTTTATTGGTATGCTTAGGCATAGTTCAAGACAATCGTTAGAAGGAGTAAATGATATTAATAAGCCTTTATATTTCACACAAGACCAGTTTACAATAGAGCCATTCCAAGAACGGTTTGATAATCTTTGTTGTGGTTGGGTTTTTACAATAGGCGTAAAAGTTATGAATGACTTTAGTACCTGTAATATACCTGTAACAGATGCAGGTGCTGGGTACTAATGTTAAAGTTTAAAATATGGAAAATAGAGATACAGATAATACCACCAAAAATAACAATCAAGCTATGAGCTATGAGGATATAGTAGAAAAGCTAGAATCTATCAGCATAAGATTTCAATCATATACTGACTACCCACAGTCAGCAACTAATAATGCAAAGCGTGCTAGAAAATGGAAAGAGGAGAATGGAAGTGATTGTGGAAGTCGTATTGGCTGGACAAGATCAGCTCAATTAGCAGACAGAAAACCAATAAGTAGAGATACAATAGCAAGAATGGCATCTTTTAAAAGACATCAACAAAATAAAGATGTGCCTTACTCAGAAGGATGTGGTGGTTTAATGTGGGATGCTTGGGGTGGTACATCTGGCGTTGAGTGGGCAATAAGAAAATTAAAACAAATAGATAATGAATAAAAATAAATAAATATGGCAGATTTAGTAGTAACAATTTCCGAGAGTGTAACAGTCAATGGTGCATTAAGAGGATCAACAAATAACTTAACAGTGACAGGAATTACAGACACATTTGAAAGAGTAGTAACTTGTCCTCATTCAGCTACAACAACAATAGCAACATTTTCATCTAATGTATATGATAGTGCAGGTGCAATTGACACTGAAAACGTAAAGTACATTAGGGTAAGTAATTTATCTACAACACATGATATGTATATTGGTGTGGCTGCAACTTCTTATGCTTATACTATGTTGATTCCAGCAGGGGTATCTCATATAATAGGACAGGGATCAACCATTATGGTAGCAACTTCAGAGGGTGCAGTACCTATATATGAAGGTTTGAAAGACCTTACAAAAATTGAAATTAGACCAGTTTCAGAAAATGATGTAGATGCGGAAATATTTGTTGCTTCATCATAATGAAAACTGAAAATATAGAAAGATACTTAGAAAGTTTTGGGAAACAAGTAGTAAACAGAACTAAAGGTAATATTCAAAAAGCAAAAGGCGGCGGAACTAATTTAGAAAAATCTATAAAGTTTGAAATAGTTAAAGAGGCTAATGGCTTTAAAATAAATTTCTATATGTTAGATTATGGGACTTTTGTAGACAAAGGAGTTTCTGGAAATAAAAAAAAGCAAAGATTTAAAGATTATAAAAACAAAGTAGTATCAAGTCCTTATAAATATAAAAGCAAGCAGCCACCACCAGGAATTTTAGCAAAATGGATAAAAAAGAAAGGAATAAAGGGAAGGGATAAAAAAACAGGAAGGTTTATTAGCAATTTATCTTTAGCATATATAATTGGTAGAAAGATTAAAAGAGATGGTATAAAAGGATTAAGTTTCTTTCAAAAACCATTAGGTCTTGGATTAAAACAGTTTGGACCAGCACTTTTAGGCAATGTTAAAAGTGATATAGTAAATACGTTAAATGAAACACAGAAAAAATAATGGCAGCAAATTCAATAATAGAACAACAACCTTTATATAATGTAATTCCAGTAGGACAAGAAGTTATATTTGTAGTGTCTAATCAGACAGCAGTTGCAGGTCAATTTCATGTTAAATTTATTTGTGAAGTACATATCAGCAACAACACATACCCTGTTGTAGGTACATCAGATGATTTAATAGGAACTTTTAAAACAACGCCAAATAATGCAGGAGTTGGCATTTTTGATTTAAGTAATATAATAGAAAGCTACGTAAAACCAGACAATATAGCTGCTAATGGTAGTGCGTTTAAAACCACTACAACAAGTGATGATCAAAGGCACCCACTACATTTGATTGATAAGTTTTCTCTAAACAATAACGCTGTAACTTATTTGGCTTTACAATTTAAAGTAGAATACTTAGGTGCTACTGATAGTTCAGGAAATCAAGATGATAACATAGTAAGAACGCAAGCTGGTACTGCTGTTAACTCAGATGTATTTGAAATTTTTAACGGATATATAAAGCATTCTGACAGTTTAAACATAGGAACTGGTATTGATGCCTCTAACTTTGGTTATGATATTACAAAGTTTGAAAACACTAATGGAAGTACAGGTCAATTTTTAACTAATGCTCCATTAACTCAATATGCTAATCAAGAGGACTATGGTACCTTTGCATATCTTACAGAAATAAATAAAACAAGTGGTTTTGAAAATGGGTATGTAGACAACATTAAAATAAAACTGTACAACAGCTCAGATGCTCAAATTGGAAGCACAATACAAGTAGACAGATCATCTGCAAACGGTTCATACGATACATACGTGGCAAAAGCAGAACAAGAGCTAATCTACTTTGGTTGCTTTCCTGGAAATCTTAGAAACTGGAGTACAGTATTCCAAACGCAACTAGCAACAGGCAATCTGGCATATTATAGTGTGAGAGCTTTTAATGGATCAACTAATGTAGGTCAAAGATATATTATTAACGTAAACTGTCCTGATCTAAAAGATTTCGAAAGCATTAGGCTGTGTTGGCTTAATCAATGGGGTGCTTGGGATTACTATACGTTTACAAAAAAATCAGTTAGAAGTTTAGCAACAAATTCAACAACATATAATCAGCTTTCAGGCACATGGAATGAAAGCAAATATAAAATTGATAGCTTTAAAGGCGGAAAAAAAGCGTTTAGAGTTAATACAACTGAAATGATCAGAGTTAATACAGATTTTGTAAGTGAAAATGAAAATGTAATGTTTGAGGAGTTAATGAATAGTCCAGAAGTTTATATGTTAGATGGCTTTCAAACTACAACAAGCACACAGTTACTTAATCAGTTTGTAACACCTGTTAGAGTTACTAGCTCTAGCTTTACAAAAAAGACAATTGCAAATGACAAGTTAATGCAATATACATTTGAAATAGAAAAAACTAAAACACTAAGAACACAAGCAGTTTAATGTCAGTACAATTAATATTATATCCGCAAAACACCTCTGGCCAATATAACGAGCTATCTACAGACCCAAATGAGTTTGTAGTAAATGGTCTAAATTTTGTTGGACTAGGAAGCTCTGCATCTTTTGATAGTTCTTTAGGAATAGGAACTACTCAGGGTTTGCCAGTATTACAAGATGCATTAAATAATCAACCCCCAAACATTATTAACACCTGGTATAGATTCAGAAGTACACTTGGTGGTACTCCTGCTCTCCCTACTGTAACAAGTGGAGATGCGGTCTTTAACTCTATTGCATCTAATAACACAAGCGGAATTTATCAGCGACTTTCTAATTTAAGTGTAGGAGCTTCTTATACTGTAAGATTAAATCTTTCTACTACATCATCTGGCAGTTTGTATATAAGTATTGCAAACGGTACTTCTGTTTCATTTGGACAGCCTTTTTTAGCATTATCATCTAGCATAACATTTAATTTTACAGCAACAGCAACTGATAATATTTTAACAATAAGATATACTAATTCTGTTGCAACAAATATTGCTATAAGCAGCATATCTTGCTTGCCTACTGCTATATCTCCATCTGATTCAATTTCTATACTTGAAAACGGTCAAGTTCTTTGTGATTTATATGAAGATGAAGATATACCGTTGACACTAAGTATTGATGATTTTAAAAATGTAGCAGAACAGATACAATCTTACTCTAAAGCATTCTCACTACCTGCAACTAAAAGAAACAATCAAATATTCAACAACATTTTTGAAATAACTAGAAATGATGATGGAATTATATTTAACCCTTATGTTAGAACAAAATGCGTGTTAAAGCAAAATGGCATTCTAATATTTGAGGGTTATTTAAGGCTAATAGATATACAAGATAAATTAGGGGAGACAAGTTACAATGTTAATTTAAATTCAGAAGTTATAGCACTAGCAGATTATTTAGAGGGCAGAACATTTAGTGATTTAAATCTTACTGAGTTAGAGCATAACTATACTAAGGCCAATATTAAGAGTAGCTGGACATCTGGAGTAACATATACTCAGTCAGGTACTTCAGGCTTTAGAACATCTGATACAGTTAAGTACCCATTTGTAAATTGGGATAACCAAATACTTATATCTAATGGATCAACAGGAAACAATGCTACAATTGGCAATCCAGAGTTAACATCACTACAACAAGCGTATAGGCCTTTTGTTAAAATTAAATATTTAATAGAGAGAATATTCCAAGATACACCTTTTTCTTTTACTTCTGAATTTTTTGATGAAGCAGATTTTAAAAAGTTGTATATGGACTTTAATTGGGGAGATGCTTTAGCTCCTAATACAAATATGGGTGAAGGAGAAGGAGAAAATGATGACACCACAGGCGTTACAGCAGGCACTTCTTTTACTAGATTAAGATTTGATGTAGAAACTTTTTCAGATGCTAGTGAATTAGGTTATGATAATTCAACTTCTAAATTTACTGCAAATAGAGATAATCAATATTACTATGTTTACAGTGATTTTGTTATAGGATATTCTGGTGCTGGCAGTGGCCCTGCATCACAGAAAGTTGGAGTAATGGGTTGGGAAAAATTTGATTCAGGCGGAACTACAACAAATTATATAGCAGGATATAAAGATTTATATTCAGCAGGAATTTCTGCTGGATTAATTCAATATAGCAAAAACTTCATAGTGGTTTTAAATGCAGGAGAAAGCATCAGGCCTGTATTTAAAAAGATTGGAAGTGTAACATTAGATCAAGAAACCACACAAGGTTTAGCTGCTTTTACTCCAAACAGCACAACAGTTATTACAGGTACATCTGTTATTACATCTGAAGTTTTAATGCAAAATTTAAGAGGAGAATTAGGTCAATGGCAGTTTTTAAAAGGTATAATGACTATGTTTAACTTAGTGTCTATTCCTGACAAATCTGATCCTAATAATATGTTAATTGAGCCATATGCAGATGTGTTTATAAAAACCACAAAAGGAACTTCACTAGCAGACAGAAGTATATCTCATGACTGGACAGACAAAGTAGATGTAAGTGAAATTAAATTAACACCTCTTACTGATTTAAACAAAAAAACTATTTTTAAATTTGTAGAGGATGATGATGATTATGCCTTTTCAATGTATAAAGATGCAGTGAGTGGACATTTATATGGCAGCAAAGTATTTGATGCTTCAGGGTTTACTATTTTAGAAGGAAATAAAGAAATAATAGCAGAACCGTTTGCAGCAACAGTACCACGCCCTTTAGATTCACAATTTCCTAATTTTATAGTTCCAATGATTTATTCTTATAACCCAGATGATGGAACTTCTAGTGGGTTTGATAATAGTCCTAGAATAATGTATGACAATGGCGTAAAAGATTCTGGAACTACTTACTATATACCAGCACAAAATGGTGGAAGCAGTGAAAATCAATCTGACTTTTTACAGTTTAGTCATTTATCTACAATATCAACTGCACAGGGTACTCTAGATTTTCATTTTGGAGAATGTCAATTAATACAACCTATTGGCAATGCTGTTAATGACAATTTATTTAATTTATATTGGCTGCCATACTTTTCAGAATTGTACAATCCAAATACTAGAATAATGACACTTAAAGTGAATTTGACAGCAGGAGATATTTCTACATTCAATTTATATGACACTGTATTTATTAAAAATAGAAAGTTTAGAGTAAATAAAATTGATTATAAACCAAACGATTTAGCTACAGTTGAATTTATATTAATACCATAATGAAAGCAACAATACCATATTTAGAAGGTTATTCAATAAAGCCATATAAGACAGATTCACTAGGAGTAGTGTCTTTTACAGATGGCTTTAACATAGGAATAGCTCCTAATCAAAAACAGTGTGAGGCATATGGATATACTTACGACAAAGAAACTGGCTCTTGTAGAGTATACAAAAGCAGCTTAAATATTGGCACAGTAATATATAATCAAAACAATAATGTGCAGGGATCAAACAACGAGATTGAAGCAGGAACTAATAACTCTTATGTGATGGGAGAAAACAATGTTATTTCTGGCGTGTCAAGAAATAATATAGTAGTTGGTAGTAATCATGAAATTTCTCATGGTATAAACAATGCTTCTGTATTTGGTAATTTTGGACTTGCACAGCGACAGGGAGAAATAGTTTTAGGTGGTGGTGGTTTTAGTGGTGCAGGAACAGGTAATGCTCAAAGTTCAAGAATCGCTTTAACAGGAACAACAACAGATGCAAGTGCTACAAGCCTTTTTGTTAATGGAGATTCTAACACAACAGCAATAGCAAGAACAAGTGGTATATTTTTATCATTTGAAGCAGTAGTTATGGGTGTAAGAACAGGTGGTGCAGCAGCAAGTGGTGCTGTTAATGATAGAATAGCAGTTAAAGTATATGGATTAGTATATACAACAACAGTAGATCAGTCAACGTATGACATAGGTAAATTTGGAACAACAGGGGGATGGGGTGCAGCAATGCAGTTTAGTGGTAGCGACATGGTGCTACAAGTATCAGGTGCAGCTAGTATGAATATAAGCTGGAGTGCAACTCTAGACCTTTATGAATTAAAAGTATAAAAATTATGGCAGATAAAGTAGTAATAGAAGCAGAAGTAAAATCAAACATCGGAGATGTATCAAAAGATGCAGATAATGCAGCAGGAAATATAGCCTTAATGGGGGTTTCTTTAAACTCTCTAAAAGCAGCATTTACAACAGTAGGCAAAAGAGCTAAGGTAATGTTTGGTTCTATTAGAGCAGGATTGATTAGCACTGGTATTGGTGCATTCTTAGTAGCAATAGGCTCATTAATATCTTATTTTAATAATACTAAAAGAGGAGCAGATAAACTATCTGAAGCTATGGCAGGTATAGGTGCTGTTGTGGATGTTTTAACAGATAGATTTTCTAGCTTCGGAGAGGGTTTGTCATTAATATTTAGTGGAGAGTTTGCTAAAGGATCAGAACTATTAAAAAAAGCCATAAGTGGTATTACAGATGAAATAAAAGATGAATCTAAGGCCATGATGGACCTTAAAAAAAGAAGGAATGAGCTAAGAGATGATGAAGTTAAATTTATTACTGTAAAAGCTGAAACACGTAAGGCGATAGAAAAGGCAAGATTAGCTGCTGAGGATGAAACTTTAAGTGCAGAAGAAAGGCTAAAAAATCTTAAAGATGCATTAGAATTAGAGGAGCAAACTACTGCTCAAGAGTTAAAATTAGCAACTGAAAGAATGAAAATAAAAGAGGAAGAGATGGCTTTAAGTGAAAACTCTGCTGAGGATGAAAGAGAGTTAGCACAGCTTAAAGCTGATATTACTGATATTGAAACTGCTCAAGCTAGATTAAAAAGAAGAGTTATACTAGAGGTTAATACTTTAGAAAAAGAAATTGCTGCTGATGAAAAAGCAAGACAAGAAAAAAAAATAGCAGATTTAGAAGCTGAAATTGCATTAAGATATAAATTAGCCACAGCAATAGGAGCTTCAGTAGGTCAGATTTCTCAGTTAATGCAAGAAGGAAGTGCTGCTGCAAAAGCGTTTGCACTAGCAGAAATAGCAACAAATACAGCAGTAGCTTATATGCAGGGATTAGATATAGCACAAAAAGCAGCAGCAGCAGCAGGTCCTGGAGCTGCATTAGCTTTTCCTATTTTTTATGCAACTCAAGTTGCAGCTATTTTAGGTGCAGTAAATCAAGCAAAACAAATTCTAGGATCAGCACCAAGTGTTAGTGGTGCAACGCCTGGAGCAGGTGGCGGTGCAATAGCACCTCAAATGGTAGGTGGTGCTTTTGAATTAGGCGGTGGAGTAGCACCAGAGCCACTAAGAGCTTATGTATTAACTGATGAAATGTCTGACAGTCAAAATCAATTAGCTAACATAAGAAGGAGAGCAACAATATAAAATCAAATAAATAACAATTAAATCTATATAATAATATGCCTTGTAAAGAATGCGAAAACGGAAAATATAAATGGGGGAACACTGGAAAGTGCGAGTATGACACTATTGCTGAGTGTGAAGCTGCTAATAAAGATTACTACGATAAAGTTACAACTATCAGAGAATTAGTAATTGATAATAATTCTGAGGAGTTAGCTATTGATGCTATTAGCTTAGTGTCAGCACCTGCCATAGAACAGGACTTTGTTTACTTTGGAAAAGAAAAAAACAATTTAACTTTTGCTAAAGTAGATGATGAAAAGAGAATGTTAGTTAGTCCTGCACTTATACCTAACAAACAGATATTTAGATACGATCCAAATACTGATTCTGAATACTATGTGTATTTCAGTCCTGATACAGTTAGAAAGGCTAGTGAGCTTTACTTAAAACATAACAATCATCACAAAGCAACTTATGAGCATCAAGATAGAGTGTCTGGTGTGTTGACTACTGAAAGCTGGATTATAGAAGATACTAAAATGGATAAGTCAAGGCTTTATGGCTATAATCTACCGAAAGGCACTTGGATGGTTTCGATGAAAATCAATAATGACGAATTATGGCAAAAAGTAAAAGATGGCTCTTTGAGAGGATTATCCATCGAGGGTTATTTTACTGATCGTATGCAGGAGATGTCAGAAAGAGAGCCAACAACACACGAAATACTCTCAGCTTTGAATGAGATAATTTCAAAAATCAAATAAAATCAAAATTAATCTATTATATAATAAACACTAAAAAAGAAATTATGGACTTAAAAGAAAAAATATTAGTTGCTCTTGGTTTAAACACAGACAACGAAATTAAATTAGCTTGGCAAGCAAAAAGCGAAGATGGCACTATTTTCGTTTCTACTGCTGAGGAGTTAGAGGCAGGCGTAGACATCTCAGTTCTTACTGAAGATGGAACTACTATTTTATTACCAGTTGGTACTTACAAAACAGATACAGGCGTATCTTTCAGAGTTGAAACTGAAGGTATTGTTGCTGAAGTTATGGAATCAGAAACTGAAGAAGAAATTGAAGCATCTGATGAAACTGAATTATCTGAAACTGAAACTACTGATGAAAATGTAGAATTAGAAGAGAAAGATAAAGAGGACTATGATGAAGAGGCAGCAGTATATGACTGGGAAGGTATGGAGAAACGTATCAAAAACTTAGAGGATGCAGTGGCTGATTTAAAAAGAGATAAGGTAGGTGGAGATGATGAAGTAGAGGAGATGTCTGAAGAAACTCCAGAAGTATCTGACAAACCTAAAACTATAAAAACTACTGAGGTAGTTGAGTTTTCAGCAGAGGAGATTGAAGCAATAAAAGAACTAAAAGCTGAGAATGAAGCGTTGAAAATTGAGTTAGCAGAATCACCTGCTGAAGCACCAGTAAACACAAATAAATTTAGCTCAGAAAGACCAGTATTGTCAAGAAAAGAATACAACAGGCTTTCAAGACAAGAAAGATTTATATACAATTTAAACAAATAATATTAACAAAAAAAAATAAAAAAAATGGCGTTAACAACAACATCAAACTTTAGTGGTAAAGCAGCTGGCTTTTATATTTCAGCAGCTCTTAAAGAGGCTAAGTCATTGGACTACTTAACCACTATTGAAAACATCAAATTTAAAAGTAACATACAGAAAATGGCTGCGACAGGAATGGTTGCAAATGCCACGTGTGATTTTAATGAAGCAGGAACACTAGCAATGACCGAAAATGTGCTAGAACCAAAATTGCTAATGATTAATACAGATTTATGCAAAAAAGATTTACTAGATTCGTGGGAGGCTTTACAAATGAGAGCAGGAGCAGGCGCTCCACCACCAGCATCTTTTGATGACTATGTAATTTCTTATTTAAGTGGAATTATAGCAGATGGAGTAGAAAGTGATATCTGGGCAGGTGATAATGGTGCAGGAAGATTCTTAGGGTTTTTAGATGCAGCAGCAGGTAGTATTGCAACAGGTGCAGGTATTGTTACTTCAACAGCTTCAGCAGCTTATACAGCAGGTAACATTATTGCTAACTTACAGCAATTAGTTACTGATTGGACAGCATCTGCAAGTGCAGTAAACACAATGTACAAAGAAGATACGTATATATACATGAATAAAAAAACTTATTCTTTTTACATTTCAGCAGTTTCAGCTTTAAATGCGTTCCCTTTCAATAATATGGGAGAGTATACGCCTGTATTTGAAGGACATAACATTGCAGTTTGTCCTGGAATGGTAGATAATCAACTTGTTTGTGCTGAAAAATCTAACCTATTCTTCGGAACTGACTTATTATCTGATCATACAAGAATACAACTTTTAGACATGTCTAGCTTGGATGGTTCTGATAATTTAAGAGTAGTTGCTAGATATTCAGCAGGAGTTCAGACAGGTATCAACGCTGACATTGTAAGACAGTCGTAATTAACTTAATTTATAGAGGCAGGGGTGTAAAAACCTCTGCTCCTTTAACCTTTAAAACATAAAATAAAATGGCATGTACAGCTTTAACAAAAGGTAGAGGACTTGATTGTAATAGAATATCAGGTGGGATTAAGTATGTTTACTTTTCTGTTTATGATGATTTTGCAAGATCAGATTGGGCTTATGATTCAACCCATCCACTAGAAATTGATACTATAAACTTTCAATCATCTACTATCTATAGATATACTATGCCTCTTGGTGTAGCATCTATAACTGATACTATAACAGGTAGTCGTGAAAATGGAACTGTTTTCTACACTCCTACGGTTAATATCATACTTAATCGACTTACAAAAGAGGATCAAAATCAGATAAAATTATTAGGTCAAACTAAGGTTAGAATATTTGTTCAACTTAATGCAACTCATACAGCAACAGGAAATGATGTAATTATTTGTATGGGTATGATCAATGGAATGGAACTAAACGCAGGAACTATGGATAGTGGGGCAGCGTTTGGAGATAGAAACGGTTACACTCTAACCTTTGATGGTTTAGAGCCAGAGCCTTTTGCTATGCTAGAGGATGTAGCAGCAGGTGGCGAACCATTCTCTAATTCAGGCATAACAGGATTGAGTATAGTAACCGCATAAAATAATTAGTAGTTTTCATATATTCTTTGATTAGAGGGCTTAATGCCCTCTTTTCTTTTTTAAAGGCAAATAAATTCGGCACTTTTCTATTATATAGTAGGATGATACAAGCAATCACACAAACTAACCTGACTACATTCTTACAAACTGAGGACAATCGAATAGATACTTCAGTTAGTTCAGATAAGATTAGGCATTTAGTAAAATTCACTAATGATATGGACAAATCTGTTCAATATGCTTATTCTACTGAGCATTTAATCTATGACAGGTACACTAAGTTTGTTTTTGATTATAACGCTACCCCTGATGTTTATACAGGCAGGGTTGACTTTACACCAGCAGGATATTACAAATATGAAGTGTACGAAGTAGCTTGGAGTGGTGCAGTCGCTATAAGTGCAGGAAATGCACCTGTAACAGAGGATGATGTATTACCAGTAGCTCCTACTCATGGTGTAGTGCAAGGGCTTGTAACGAAAGGAAAAATGTATGTTGCTGACAAATCAGGAACAGAACAAGTTAAGTACACACAAAGGCAAGAGCCAAGTGGTACAAATTATATATATTACGGACAATAAAAAAATAAAAAATGGCAATAGAAAACGTACAACAACTATTAACAGAACAATTAGGCAAAAATGGTAGCACTGTAGTTATGACATCAGGATCAGGTGCTGTGACTGGTGATTATTATTGTGCATATTTTCCAGTAGAAACTGTGGTAGCTCAATTAGTAGCTGCTGATGCAACTGGAGAAAGTGCATTACAAACCACAATACCAGCAGGAGTGACTATATTTATGAATATTACTACCTTAAAACTAACTTCTGGTGTAGCTATATTGTATCACGAAGGACCAACTACATAAAAATGAGTGCGCTTAAATTAGGACTTAGTTTAGTATCTAACACTAGGGTTGCTAGTGGTTTTGATAATAAATACTCATTAACTTATGATGGTGTTGATGATTATCTAAATTTAGGTGATGATGTACCACCATTAACACCTTTTGCAATAGAAGGCAGTGAGGGATGGAGTTTTAGTATATGGTTAAAAACAGGAACAAGCAAAAAGATATTCTCTAAAAATATTGGTGGTAGTTCTGAGTATAATTTTGATGTTAGATTTAATGGCAATCCAAAACTAACGCTGTATGATAATGAAAATGGTGGCAATATATCTTACAATATGGACACAAGTATTGCAGATGGTAATTGGCATCACATTGTGTTTACTTGGAATGGTGAAACAGAAGGGGGGGTTGCATCTTATCTTGATGGTAGTATTAAGAGTGGAACAGATGGTGCTTCAGGTCTTTTTGAAAGCGTACAAGCTACTAATGCTGAATTTAGAATGGCTTATGGTGGTGGCTCTTATAGTGCTATTATACAAGATGAATTTTCTGTATTTAACAAAGCGTTACACTCTACTGAAGTGGCAGCACTATACAACTCAGGTGTGCCAAATGATGTTACAGAGATAAGTGGTTGTCAAGGTTGGTGGCGTAATGGTGATCCAACAGGAACAGGTGCTTTCCCTACTATTTCAGATGATAGTGCCAATAGTAATGATGGAACTATGACTAATATGGCTTCAAATGATATAATAACTGATGTACCATAATAAAAGATAACAAAATGATATATGTAATATACGATATGGCAAATGTAGGCACGATAGATTTTTCACAAGTTTATCAAACAAGTGTTGATACATTAAGGCTTTCTGTAAATGGTGAGAAAACAATACTAAAGTTTACAGGTGAAACTCCTAATTTTTTAGTTGGTTTGCAACAATACACACATTCTGAGATGTTAGAAATAGTACAGACACCTGAATGGAACTTTGAAAATTAAACTATGAAAGACAATATAATTAACATAAACCTAGAAACTAGCACAGCACCGATTGTACAAGAAGTACGTGGGCGTGATTGGATTGAGTACGGAACAGATGACTGGAGAAACTTGTACCCACAATTCTTAATAGATTTATACTATTCTAGTAGTATTTCTGCTGCTATTATTAACGCTACTGCTGAGATGATTGCAGGTGAAAACCTCATTATAGAGGATGATGATGATAGAAATATGGATGCTAGAATTAAGCTGCAAAACTTTATGAATAGAGCAAATGGCAACGAAAGTTTGCATGAAGTTCTAAAGAAAGTAGCTTTTGACTTTAAATTACAGGGTGCATTTGCTCTTAACATTGTTTGGAGTAAAGACAGAACACAAATCGCTGAAATCTATCACGTGGGAGTAGAGAAAATTAGATGTGCTAGACCAGATGAATTTGGAAAAACTAAAGGGTATTATATTAGTGCAGATTGGTCAAATACAAGACAAAACAAACCAAAATATGTTCCTGCTTTCAATACAAATGATAGAACATCTGCTAATCAAATATTGTATGCTGGTTTGTACAGTCCTAATATGAATTCCTATTTTACACCAGATTACGTGAGTTGTAATAATTGGAGTCTTATCGATAGTCGCATATCAGAATATCATCTCAACAATATATCAGCAGGTTTCTCTGGTAGCTTTATGATTAACTTCGCAAATGGTGTTCCTACACAAGAGGAAAGAATGCAGATAGAGCAAAGTTTAGCACAGAAATTTACAGGACAAAACAACGCAGGGAAATTTGTTTTAACTTTCTCAGATGATAATACTAGAACACCACAGATACAAGCTATAAGTCCTAGCGACTTAGACAAACAGTATATTGCTTTACAAGAGCTTTTAACTCAGAACATACTTTCTGGACATAGAGTTACATCTCCAATGCTTATGGGTATTAAGAATGATACAGGGCTTGGCTCAAATGTAGATGAATTAAACTCGGCTAGTAACTTTTATTTAAACACAGTTGTTAAGCCTTTCCAAGATCAAATTGTAAAACAACTTAGAAAGATATTCCAAGTTAACAATATGGATATGCCTGTTAACTTTGTGCAATTAAAACCTATCACTTTAGATTTTACATCACAAGACCTTAAATCGGTTATGACTGAGGATGAAATCAGAGGGGAATTAGGACTAGAGCCATTAGATGTAGAAGTTAGAGAGGATTTAAGCGAAGTAGGAATGATAGATGGACAGCCTGTTTTCAGCACCATAGCTGAGGCTGAAGCTCACGCAAAAACTTTAGGGTGTGAGGGGTATCACGAACACGAATATGAAGGCAGGACTGTTTATATGGCTTGCGAAGGGCATGCAGAAGCTACTAACTTAGCTGAGTGTGATTGTGAAAAGCAAAAAGATAAATGTGATTGTGAAAAGACAAAGCTATCAAAAGAGGCAAAAACAGAATTAGAAAAGTTTATTGATCAGTATGGAGAGGATATTCCAGAAGGTTGGAAGTTGATAGATGATGAAATTGTAGATGGAGAACACCAAGATTTTGACTTTGAAAGTGAGTTAAATAAAGTGGCAAGTGAAAAATTTAACTTTGTCAGAACAGGTAGAGCTAATCCTAATGTAAGGAGTGAGCAAGATGGGTTAAATAAAGATGGAGATGCGTACTTTAAAGTGAGGTATGTATATACTAAAAACAATGCTTTACGCCAAAGAGGAGAATCAAGAAGTTTCTGTAAGTTAATGATGGCTACAAAAAAAGTATATAGAAAAGAGGATATTCTTAGAATGTCTACAATACCTGTCAATCCAGGTTGGGGGCCTCGAGGTGCTGCAACATATAGCACGTGGTTATATAAGGGCGGGGGGTCATGTTTTCATTACTGGAAGCGGCTAATTTTTCAAGCACCTGCTAGCGATGAAGGTTTTGTAGTTTACCCTGATAACATTACAGCAGACACAATAGTTACAGCTACAAAAGCAAGAAGTGAAGGGTTTACAATTAAAAGAAACGATAGTTTAGTAGCAAGAGCGCCTAAAACTATGAAAAATGAAGGATTTTTAGAACCAAGATAACTATGGCATACGTATTATTTATATCAGAACAGAAATTAAAAGACAGCACAGCTATTAACTTAAATGTGGACAATTCTTTAATTCTCCCATTTGTAAAAGAGGCACAAAAGCTGTATGTTGAAACTATATTAGGAACTGAGTTAACACAAAAACTTAAAGACTTAATTACAGCAGGAACTATTGGGAATGTAGGGAATGAGGCTTACAAGACCTTACTAGATGATTATATTGGAGATATGCTTCCTGGATATTCTCTTTATCACGCTTTACCATACCTTAGATTTAAAGTAGAAAATGGTAATATATACTCAAAGACTAGCGAAACTGGCACAGCACTTAGTACAGAGGAGGCGCAGCATTTTAGAGAGGAGGTTTTAAACACAGCTTCTTATTACAGAGAAAGAGCAATAGATTACATAAGAAACAACATATCTAGCTTTCCTGAATATTCTACAAATTCTGGTGCAGATGTTTCTCCTACAACTGACAACTACTATGCAGGAATGAATCTAGAAAGACCACAGCAAGGCAATAAATTAACTTTAAGAGATTTCTTAACACCTGACTTGACATAATGAAAAAATACTATAAAACAAAAACAACTAATATAACTAAGCTAAAGTCCTATTTGGAAACTAAGCCTAAATCAAATAAAAATGACAGATCTAAAAGACACTCTACAAGTAGGAATAGCTAACGGATCAGCTATTGGTTTTAGTATTACGGATTGCAATGAAGTTCTTACTCTTGTATCTTTAATATTAGCAATAGCCTTTACAATATATAAGTTTTTTAAATTAAACAAAGATGCCTAAGAAACGAAAGCTAAACAGCAACAATCCTAAGTATAACAAAAACAAACAGGATGATATTAAAATGCGTAATGAATTTGTTAAAGAAGTTAAGGGCTGTAAAATCTATAAATCATACTTCATCTAGTTTGAGCCAAGCCAACATACTTATTATTAGAAAAACTTTCACTGATAAATCTACTATTGGTGAGTTGTTTTTAAATGGCGAAAAGTTGTGTGATACATTAGAGCTGCCTTATAGAGATAATCAAAGAAGAATATCTTGCATACCAGCAGGAGAATATAAGGCAAGATTAAGATACCCAAGAGAAAGTGGAAGTAGAGATTACTTGCACATATTAGTAAAAGATGTACCAAATAGAGATTATATTCTTTTTCACAGAGGTAATACAGCTAAAGATTCAAGGGGCTGCATACTAGTAGGATTAAAAAGCCAACAAGACATTGTTTATAACTCCACTTTAGCATTAGATTTATTACTAAAAGAAATCATAAATTTGGGAGTCACAGAAATGAATTTAATAATCAAAAATAAATAATATGAAATTTTTAGAAAAATACCTGATCGGTCAGGTTTTAAAATCCAAGAAGTTCTGGTACGCAGTAAGTTCTATTGTTGTGCCTGCAATTGTAAAGTTTTTAGGAGTTGATGTAGAAACTGCTCAAAACTTATATTACGCACTACTAACTTTAGTTGTAGGTCAAGGAATAGCAGACATTGCAAAGAAATAATAATAGATACAGATTAAAGCCACACGAAATAGTGGCACTACAAAAAATGCGAGAAACCGACACTAGAAACATTCTAGTGATCGGTGACTTGCATGAGCCATTCTCTTTAGATGGTTACTTAGATTTTTGCTTAGAACAGTACGAAACTTATAACTGCAATCAAGTTATATTTATAGGAGATATATTAGATAATCACGCATTTTCTTATCACGAACCTGATCCAGATGGGATGTCAGCAGGTTATGAATTAGAGAAAACAATAGAGAAAGTAGCCGACTGGTACAAAGCATTCCCTGTTGCTGATGTTTGTATTGGCAACCACGATAGAATGGCTTCAAGGAAAGCTATGACTGGTGGAATACCTGCTGCTTGGATAAGATCATACAACGAGGTCTTAAATACACCTAATTGGAACTGGGTAGAATCAATAGTATATGATGATGTTTTGTATGAGCATGGAGAAGGTGGTCAAGCACAAACTAAAGCTAAAAACAACTTAATGTCAAGTGTGTGTGGGCATACACATACAGAGGCTTATTGTCGTTGGTATGTTGGAAAAAGATATAGAGTGTTTGGCATGCAGGTGGGCTGTGGTGTTAATGCTAACACATACGCTGCTGCTTACGCTAAAAACTTTAAAAGACAAGCTATCGGATGTGCTGTTGTACTCAATAATGGAACTTTGCCTATTAATCTTTTGATGCCTTTATAATGAAAGACAAAATCTCTTGGCAACTTTACTTATTATATACGCTTATCATAATAGCCATTTTAAGCCTATCCGTATAACCTCTAAGACACTTTTACCCCTTTCTAATACCCTTATACTATAACACACTTACAAGTGCTTAAAACAAACATTATTATTATTGTTCATTACTTTGTTAATAACTTTGTAAGTAATTTTGTTAGTAATTAAAAAGTTTTGTATCTTTGTGCCATATTAATCAATAAAAAAGAATTATGAAATTTACAAGTAAAAAAACAGGCAAATCTTTTATAATAACTGGAAAAGCTGCTGCTGACTTTTTGTATGCTAAAAATGCAAGAGGTCAATTTATTAATGACTTAGGTAGTTACTATATAAATAAGAAAGATGACATAAGTCAAGTTAAATTTTTCTTAGGATGTGTTGGTATGACTATGTTAGCTATTGGTTCAATCTTATTACATTTACAATGGAACTTTTAAATATGAAATTAAAATGTCAAACTTTTTATTTTTATCCAAACGGTGAGTATAGAGATGTTAGGGTGTTAGATTCAAACACAGCTACTTATGGAACTGATATAAAAGAAATAAGCAAAGCAATAAGAATATTAGGAACACCAGAGCAAATAGATAAAGCTCTTGATGATTATTGTGAAGTTAGTGGTCTTAATTTAGATGAAGCATTCAACTTTACAGATAAAGATAAAATAAAAGAATATACAAAACATTATAAAAATAAAGGTCTAATAATAAATTTAATATGAAAACTGAAAAACTAAAAGAAAAGTATTTAAAATACGGATTAGAAAAAGCTGATGTTTTTAAACATCAACACTATAGAATTATTACAAGATCAGGAATTGAAAAAATAGCTGCTATTGAAAACATACTGATACATTATGAAGTTGTAAAATGTGAAACTAATTTTGCTGCTGTCAAAGCTATTGCAACAAAAGATACTAATACTATTGAAACTTATGGATCAGCGTTAAAAGGCAATACATTTAAAGAGGGCAATACTAATAGTTGGTATGTATTAGAAATGGCACAAAAAAGGAGTTTTAGTAGAGCTGTGCTTCAGCTTACTGGAATGTATGAGCTTGGCGTATTTGGAGAGGATGAAAGCGAGGACTTTAAAAAGAGTAATAACTAAATAAAAAATTATGGCAATACCTTTAAACAGTATTAATAAGCAAGAAACAGAAAGTAAAATTAATACTTTAAAAAAAGAAAATGAAAGGCTAAGGGATTATAATACTAAATTAAAATTAGACCTTATAGAAATAAAAAAAACAATTAACCAAATATTAACAATACTAAATAAATAAAAAAAAGAAAATGAAAACTTATTTATGTAAAGAAGGAACAGAAAAATTTATTATGAAAGCAAAAAACAGAAATGAAGCAGTAGAACTTGCTGAAATGTATAATGCAGTAGTAATAAAAGAAATAAAATAACTAAAAACAAATAAAAACAAAGTCAAACAAAAAAATTAAAAAATAATGGAAATTAAAGGAACATTAGTAAAAAAACTAAAAGTAGAGGCAGGAACATCTAAAGCTGGTAAGGCTTGGCAAAGTCAATTGTGTATAATAGATACTGACTTAGATTACAAAAATCAGGTAGCTATAAAATTTATGGGCGATAAAATATCTTTATTAGACAATGTTAATGAAGGCGATCATGTTACTGTAAGCTGTAATGTATATTCAAGAGAATATAATGGTAGATTTTATAACAACATAGATGGTTGGAAAATAGTTAGTGGTAATTTAAAAGAAACTTCTGCTGCTGATTATGTAACCTCTGATGATAATAATGATATGCCTTTCTAATATGACACACGAATTAAACTTCAAAGCAATATGCAATCTTGCCACAAGAGTGATGAGATTGCCTAAAAATTCTTTAGCATCAAAAACTAGGAAAAGAAACATACAAGCAGTACGATCTATTGCAGGTTATATAGGATTAACTGAGGAGAATATTCCTAGACATATTGTTGCTAAAGTTTTAAACAGAGATAGGTGTATAACTTACCATTATGTAAGTCATCACAAAAAAAACTTCAAACATTGTAGTATTTATAGAACTGCTTTTGATAAAATATATCAAGCGTATAAAGATATTGATGGTAGCAAAAAAATATTTACAGACAAGCATTTTATGAAAAGTCATTT